TTTGCAGCATGTCGTTCGCGTCCTCACCCGGCACTGGCGAACACACCCATTTCGTTCCGCATTTCCTGGCGACCGCCGTCCCGGTGCCCTCAGTCTCTCCGCGCTCGATCTGCTTTTCTGTGGGTATGTCGTGGTCTGCAAACACGAGATCCACTTTTGTTGCCCTGCATACTTTCAGCATATTCCCGGCAGAGAAGCACACCAGAACGGTTACATCTAGCTTGGCGCAATCGCACACGTAGCGAATTGAAAGCCCCGTTGCATAGCCCTCGCATGCGATTATCTTGCTGCCGCGACCAATCTTCAGAACCGCCAGATCAGCGCGAGTGCCGTACAGGTATTCTTTCGTCCACTCGTTGTTCTTAATGAATATCCGCTGGTATCCGTTCAATTCATCTGTCAGGACATTCCTCATCGGAACAATCAACTCGTAGTCTTCTGACACGAGAGTCTTGATTGCAGCAAGCGCGTGAGCCTTCCCTGTAGCCTTGTGCTTCAGGTAGTTGTGTTCCTGCATCCGGCACTCAGAAATGACTCGCGCAGCCTTCCTGGCGGCGCTCTGCTGGAGATCGCGGATGTCCTTCGCCATCTTTGCGCGCATCCGGTCGATGCGCTCGCGATCAGCGAGGCTTGGCGGCTTTGCATCCTCGTCTTTCCACCAAGCGGCGGTTTCCTGACCGACTTCCCAATTGTGCGCCCACCCGTCCACGCCATCGAACCAATAGGCGCCATTCTTCTTCTGGCGATGCTCTACGGTTGGGCATCGCGTGATCTTGTTATAAACAAGCGCGCGATCAATCACGACGCCATGCGTTAGAGCGAATTGTATGAAGTCCATTACTTGCCCTTCAAGCGATTGGTGACTCTGACGCGAGCAAGCGTGTGAGCACAGAATCCTCCAGCGCATTCACGAACACGCTCATCCTCAATATTGGCTACAGCCTCTTTCCACTTCGCTGCTGTCGCATACACATCGACGAATTTTACTTCGTCAGCCTCTCGTTTCTTCAGGTCAGACATGCTTTTCTGGTACACCAATACAGCCATCACTTTTTCTGATGCAGCAAAGCAGTCTTCGCAGATGCTAGGCGCGCACAGAAACGATCCCTTTCCGGCGAGCTTCGATGGCTTTCTCGAAGTCTCGCAAGGCGTCTCCGTTTCGGATGTCTGCTGCGGTAACTCGGAGAACAAGCCACCCGTCAATTGCGGCTTGTCGATATTTCCTCGCATCGTTTCTGAACCCCTCTGGCCGAACGTGCCTGCCGCGACAGTGAATACCACCTTCGATTTCTAGCGCAACTTTAATATCAACTAGGCAGAAATCGAATCTCCATCGACGATCACAGAAGCGATATTCTCGCGTGTAATCAGTTACTCCAGCAAGTTTCAATTGAAACTCAAACTCACCCTCAAGATCCGGCGATGATTTCTTCGCGACTACCGCCTTGCGGATCTCCGGTTTCTTCTTCAGCCAGCCGCCATTCTGAGCGCGCTTGATGTAGGCGTTCACCGAAGCCTGCGTCATCCTTGCCACTTGCTGTCCTCGTAGAAAACATGGGCGCCAACGACACACGCCACCGGGAGCTTGCGCGCCCATCCATGCCTGCTGGACTTCACATCAAAATGCACCGCAGCGCACGCAGCAGGCCACCGGGTCGCGATCATGGCCTGACCTATCGACTTGAGCGACGGATCGAGCCTGCGATCACCGAACTGCCTTGGAGCCGCGATTACGTCGCACTCACCAAGCCCGCTGCGCCTGGAGCGTTCCTCGATCACTTCGGATACCGTGGCCCTGCCACTCAGAGACTGGTTCTCTGCCTCGACTAGAACCTGCCGCACAAGACACGCCTGATTGACGGCTGCCGCGAAGATGAAGGATAGGATTGAGATCATCACCACATTTCGCCCTGTCTTACACTTGGAACATACCTAGATGGGGCATTGCTCGATTCTATTCTGCCCCTCATCACAAGAGCCCTGGATTCCTTGGCGTGAGGAAGATACGTGCCCTTCCATTTCTGATCTATTCCTACATTCCTTCCTATATTCGTACTATCCGCAGATGCAAATGGATACTTTGTAAATACAGTTGGATCAAGCATTCTTAATCCGTGAATTTTAACCTTTGGTTTACCGTCGCCATCGCAAATAGTCATCATGGCGTCATCCATTCTATCAATCCATGATTTTGTTCCAATAGTTGCGAACTGCCTTGACGATCCTATGCAAATTCTAGGAAATGCAGTGGCAAGATCATTAAGACGAAGCAACGACTCGTGCATATGCCACACAGGAACACCATAAAACTTTCCATGCGGCCACTGCGCTATCATATCGTCGTTCTGTGACTCTGTGCCATCTATTATGTCTGGTATAACGGCCCAATCAAAATTAGGAATCCCAATCATTTGAGCAACAAAGTCATAGTATCCAGACCAGTCTTTTACTGGATTTCCAGATTTCCATGCACTGAATGCTCCATTGTCAATGGCAAATGATTGCGAAACCTCAATGGCTATTGATAATTGCTGCTGATGCGCGAATGACACAAAAGCATGGCCGGCATGAATTGCGACCGCTGCCGCCGTCCCTGGAGAAATTGGTAGTCCGTGATAGTGAATCATGCCTGCGGATGCGGATCGCCGCGTTTCCAGTCAAGCCACTCAAATCGCGCCTGATTCCGCGATGCTCGCACAGTCAGAACTTCGTAGGCATGTATTTCTACGTAGTCGATGTATTCCGGCAGTTCCCTCAGAATCCAAAGCGCCAAAAACTCTGCTGTTGGCTGGGCCGAAAATAAGTCGTTCAGAATTGCGCCAGACACGCGCGAGATAACAGGGTCAACCGCTGAAAGCATGTCACCAAGACCCTTGGTAGCCCCAAGAGTTGGCGCTATTTCGTGGCGATAGCCAATGGTCGCCACGTAGTCATGCCAGTGCAGATCCGGGTTTCCGAACTGCGGCAAAGAGTGCTGCGCACTGAACTTGCGTGTAACTTTCGCTTCTATTAACGGAAATCCACGAGTCATAAAATTTCTCCATATTCAAGCACGTCTATTCTCCATCCCCTTTGCATGCGCAATCTGCCGCGAACGGATCTTGCCGATCACAGCGGCGCTCACTTCAACTGCTGGCACGCTCATATCGAAGTGTCTCGGCGGACTCGTGCCCATGATGTCACGGTATAGGTAGTAGGCGCGAGCCGATGCCGTCTCAGGCTTGCCGTGCGAGCGCGAGAACGTGGCGATCTGAGCCCAAAGGTGCTCCGGTGACTCTGCGGCCTTCTTCTTGCCTATCGTGATCTCTCGCATTTCCCCAGGCAAGTGCTCAACCAGCGACAGAGAGACGCGCTCGAAGCCGCACGAGGCGCAGCGCTTCACGAACGGAATGTGGCCGCACTGAGGGCACTTGCGTTCATCTTTCGGATCGTCCTTGCGAACTTCCTTGTCGAGCTTTTCGCCATCATCGAGCTTGTCGATTCCGTTGAAATAGAAGTGCTCGAAGGATTCTGCGAATCGCAAGATATTACCTGAGAAATCAAGCAGCACGCAATCTTGCTTAAAAGTCTCAGGAGAAATTCTTAATCCTCGACCCCACATCTGGATTGCAGTAGACAAAGACTTTCGTAGGGGCCGCGCATCGCAAATGCACGACACTGACGGCACATCGAAGCCCTTGGCAAGTTTCTCGACTGAGATCAGTATCTTGAGCGGACTGTCAGGCTGCTTATATTCCTCCAACAGTTCCGTGCATTCCTCGTCAGTCTCTTTTGAAGTATAGACCGCCGCCATTATTTGAGCTTCATTGAACTGCCTGCACATTTCCTCGCAATGCGCAATGGTTGATCCGAAGATAATCGTCTTGCGATTCTCGCCGAATTTTACCCACTCGGTAACAACGTCGCCGACGATCTTGAGTTCGCGTTCCTCTGCCGCTCGATCTGTCCACTCGCCGCCTGACGTTTCTGCGCCCGCCATGTCGGGCTTCGTGCAGGAGAAGACGCGCATGGGCACGAGAATGCCCTGCTGCGTCAACTCGTGCATCGTCGCCGCCATCACGACGTTGGTGAATATCTGACCAAGACCTTTTGAGAACGGGGTTGCCGTCAGACCAATAACGGCAGTTTTATTGTTCTTATCCTTGGCATAATCGACCCACTCTTTCATCTGGCAATGAGCTTCGTCGATTATTACGAGATCGAAGTGCGGCCATTTTCTGCGCATCAATGTTTGAATTGATGCTATCTGGAATTGTTCGTTTGGATTTTTCCGCCAGTGGTCAGCCTGAATGATGCCGTGCGGCATGCCGTAACGGTCGGCAGTCTCGCTCGTTTGATTGATGAGGGTTTTCCTGTCGCAGATGAACGCAGCGCGCTTACCTTTTGCGATGGATTCGTTGATAATCCTCAGCCCGATAAAGGACTTCCCGCTGCCGGTACTAGATACCACGAGTTGATTCTTGTGCTTATTGCGATAACCATCACGCAATTTCTGATGCACAACCTCCTGAAATGCACGAGGCTTCGGAAACTTTGACTCAACACGTTCCTTGAAAATATCAAACGACTCGTCGCCCACTTAGCCCCCTAAGTATTTTTGTGCTTCCGTCCACTTCACGGAGTTCTCGGAGCCAAACCAATAGATAAACTCAATCAGTTCAGCAAGTTCCTTCGTTGACATCTTGCTCGTTCTGCACCCGAGCATTACGACGCCGCCGTCGATTCCATGTGCGAGTTTGGCGTGCTTCTTGAGACCGGCAGTCAGCACGTCTTTCCAGTCGTCAGGAGTCATGTAGATGTAGTTATTATCTACCTGCCATTTTACTTGGCGGGATATGTCGCCCAAAAGGCTCCACATCTTCTTATTCTGCTCAGGCGTGCGATCATTATCCTGCGACACCTGAACCTTGCAGTCAGTTCCAGGCTCCATGAACGCATAGATCGCACGAGTGATTTCCTGAATCGCTGCGATTGCGTTGTGGCGATTGACGCTGAACTTGCGCATCAGCGTGACTCAGCCTTTCTCTGACGCTCGATCACAAGTACCAGAACCAACAGCACAACGCAATACCGCAACTCGCCTTGCGATATGGTGTTTCCGAAAATGCCAAATACAAACTGCGTGATGGTAGCTGCGACAATGCAAAGACCAACATCAATGCAAGCCCTGAAATAATGATTCATCGAAACCTCTCCACAATCCGCATCACATCAGCGATCAGTTCATCGGACATCACGGACATCTGCGCGATCATCAGTTCGTCGCGCTCGATTGTCTGGATGAATAGGTTGTGAGGGGCCTTGAATAGCGGGTGAAAGGAAACGAAGTCCCAGGTGTCGAAGCCTGTGACCCACAGGTTGCACTGGACCTGAAAGCGGTGCTCTGGCGGCATCCCATACATCAGCGTTTTCAGGTGCTTGACCGGGCCGGGCGACTTGATCTCCAGACCCTTGCGCCCCGGGAAGATCAGACCATCAGGGCTTGCGCCGACATACGGCAGAACCGGGTGCAGTAGGAAGCCCACTTCGCTCACGATGTCGCCAGTGCGGATCTCGTAGGCCATGCGCGCGAGCGGCTCCCGCTTCGTTCCCTCGCGCATTGCCCTCGTGTCCGCGCCTTCTGCTGGCTCGCCAGTCAGTATCTCGGCTGCAAGCTCGTAGGCGTATCCCTTGATGTCGCCGCCGCCGTACTCGTAGATCCGTTCCTCCACAGTCTTGCCGCGCGCCCTGGCGATTGCCGCAGCCTTCTCAGCCGCCACCCCGTTGCCGATCTTCTCGACGATCCGGCCCTGCGCGTCAAGAATGCACAGGGCCGATTTCGGAGTGCAGCCGGATAGGACTTCGCCCATCCGGCTTGCGGTGATCTTGCCTGAGCGGGCCATTTTCCACTCAGGAGTTCCTTGCTCGAAGTTGAAGCCGCTCATTGATGTTATCCGAAAGTCAGGACGCCATTGCCGGCCACAACTTCCTTTAGGCACTGATGCAGGCTCGCATACCATTGCCTGAAAAACGACTCGTCATACTTCGATGCTGTATCTGCGTAAGCATCAAAGTCAACCAGTAGTCTTTGGCAGCACATTACCCCGAGTGTGCCTTCGCAGTCGGAGAAATTGATTAGCTCCCAAAATGGTCCTTTGTGCCCACGGAAGTAATCGCTCGCCGACTTGCCGCTGAACCCGGCAAGAATGTTGCGAAAGCGGCTGTAGGTCGTATAGCTTGCTGATGGACCATCAACGCATTCGCCGTCATACATGGCATCGCCATCAACCCCATCCGCACGACCGGGAAAATCAGGATTAACGTACAGCCTGTTAGCATCATCGCCCGACGTTCCGATAGCGCACTTCACCAGATTTTTCAGACCACCTATATCAAGACCCATCACTTTCCCCTTACAGTTATTTTAGGCTGATTACAGCTAGATCAAAACGGAATTTCTGCGTCCTCAAAATCATCCGGCGGCGGCGCCTCACGCTGTCGACTGGAGGACGACTGCGCGGGCCGGCTCGACTGCTGCGGGCGACCCTGCGACGACTGCTGCCGCTCGCCCTGATCGTCGGTCCTGGCGCTCAGCAGGCGCATCTGATCGACAATGATCTTCGTCGTCGAGCGCTTGATGCCGTCCTTGTCCTCCCATTCTTCGGTGCGCAGGCGCCCTCCAACGTAGATCAGGCTGCCTTTCTTCACGTACTCGCCGATGATCTCCGCGAGCTTTCCGAAGGCCGAGCACCGGCTCCACTCGGTCAGTTCCTTCTTCTCGCCAGTTTGCTTGTCCGTCCACTTCTCTGACGTGGCGAGTGAGAAATTGGCGAACGCAGTGCCAGACTGCGCGAACCGCACTTCAGGGTCTTTGCCGACTCGGCCAATCAGGCGCACTTCATTCAGGCTTGACATTCTTCACTCCAGGTTCACGAATTTCGATGGCTTTGATCCGCATCTTGATGAAGCCGGCATTGAATAGCTCTGCTTCATTGCGATGCGGTGAAATTGGGATTAAACATGGCTCGTGATCGCCGACTTTCGCCACGTAGGCGAGGAAATCATGCCGGATCAGCGGCGGATTCTTCCTCATTTCGCAGCAGCCTTCTTGGCAGCATCCGCATCTTCCGCGCGCTTCTTGAGATCGCGGAATCCGCCGCCGACGAGGTTGCGATCTGCGGGGCTCATCTTCGCCCAGGCTGCCTGCAACTCAGCCCATCCCTTGCCTGCCGCTTCTTCAAGCTCAGGGAATGACTTGGTTTCCTGCTGCGTGTCGCCGCCGCCGCGACCGTCGTCATCCTCGCCGGCAGCCGTGATGTTGCACAGTGCGCAGGCCATGTAGCGCTTGCCATACGAGACGCTTGAGCCCATCGACTGAACGGCGTTTTTGTTTCCGCTCGTGTCAGCCGGGAGCGGAATCTCGGAGTCGATCAGATGCCCGCCGCGATGCGCGAGCACGCCGCGAATGTTGACGTTGACGCCGATCATCTTGGTCTGGAAGGTGAGTGCGAAGCCGTGCTTCTGAAGCACTGGGCGGATGGCTTCGTTGATGTCCTCCCATTTTGCATAGGTGGACTGCACCTTGCCCGTCTTGTCGCGGATCGCCCCGGTCTTGTCGATGCTCGGCAGTTCGCCCTGCATCGCAGCAAACGACTCGTAGAATGCGCGTTCCGCACCCTTGGTCTGCACGCGCTCGGCCATGTCCAGCAACTGCTGCATCTTGCTGATGTCAACAGTCGGATCTTGCGCGGCCTTTGCGATCACCATCAGCAAAGGGTCTTTCTGAGTTTGAATTTCCTGTGCCACTACATTCCCCTTGGATTGAGTGAAAACTACTTCTTCGGAATCCCACTCGGTTTCGGGCGCTTCTTGCGCGAAACCCCGAGCCCCGAAACATGCCGCCCGCCATTCTTGGCTTGACGGCGACGACGAATTGCGGTTGACGTTGTGCTCATTTCATTTCCTTGGCGCGCTTCTTCAGGTCACGGTACAGGCGGCGCGGAGATCCGACCGCATGTGCCACGGGGTTCATCTTGTGCGTTGCCCTGTCGTAGTTTCCGCCAACGACTGCGGGGCCATTCCATGCATACAGGCGGGCTTCCTTGCGGAGACGCTTGGCGAGTTTGGCGCTCATGCGGTCATGTCCTCTGCGCCGACAGAGATAAGCGCCAAATACAACAGGAACTTCATTTCGCTTTCGTCGTCATTACGCGGCGCGAGCATTTTGAGTGCATTCGCAGCGGCACAAATCAAAACAATGACATTTGCATCGTGCCCATGCGTTGCACACTTTCTCGCGCGCTGAATTAGCAAATCGCGCTCGTACTTACGTGCGATGTCGGCATCGCGCGCCTCCCGCTCCTTGCGCAGCCGATCTTCCTCTGCCGCAGTCTCACGGGCTGAGATTGCCTCCTGCTCAAGACGGCGCTTCTCGGCGGCATCTTCATCGGCCTTGCGCTTGCGCTCTGCTGCCGCATCGGCCTCGCGCTTTGCCGTGGCCCGCTGCTGTTCTTCGCGCTCGGTGGCGACCGCCAGTGCGCTCGTCAGCGACTCGATGGAATCGCCGATGGCTTCCAGCGCATCCGGCATCAGTTCGCCGAATTCAGCGTACTCAGGCCGCAGGCTGCGCAAGCCTTCGATCTCGGCCTTGATGACCTCGGACGACTTCCCGGTCGCCCGGCCAGTGCGCCGGATGCGCTGAATCGTCTCATTGGCCGCACGCACCTTCTCGGCAGCCTCGCGCTCATTGCGGCGCTCGTCGTCGATCAGCTTGCGCTGCCGCTCCAGTTCTTCTTCGCGGCGGGCCAGATCGGCGGCGCGCTCAGCCTCTGCCGTCACCTCTTCGAGCGACGCCTTGAGCGTGGCGAGCGTCGTGGCGTGGAGTTCCGTGGCGTACTCCAGTTGCTCCTGAAACACCGCCTCGCCCGGCACGCAGGACTCAAGGATCTCGATGGATGCCGTCAGCGACTCCACCGTGCGCTTAGTCGTGGCCGGGAGCCCGCTGATGCCGGCGAGGGCCGCGCGAATTGCTTCCTGGCGCTGCTGCTCGGCCACGATCTTCTGCTGGCGCTCGTCTTCCTTGCGCTTTTCCTCAGCCTTGATCTGATCGTCGATGGGCACTTCCAGGGCCAGCAGGGCGGCAGTGATGTTCGCCGCCTCCGAGTCGATGGACTTGCCGAGCGCCGCGAGCTTGGACTTACTGTCCTTTCGCGTTCGCTCCACGGCATAGCGCGGCTCACGAATCTCGCGCCGCGCAGCCTTGGCCTTCTCCATGCCGTCCGTGACGCTCACGTCGAACACGGCATTCGCGTACTTCGTCTTCAGGTCTTCGATGCCCTTGCGGACAGCGGAGATTTCAGCGATGCCATCCTGCACGGCAGCGCTTGCAGCAACAACCAAGTCGGTTCCTTCAGTCACTTGAATCCCCTTGTTTTACGAGAGTTTACGGCGGCAATCGCGGCTTGGAGTTCGGCGTCATTGGAATTCTTGGCAGTAACCGTATTGCGCGCCTTAATTCCGCCATCGGCATACCTGCGACTTGGCGACTTTAGTAGCTCACTGATGTCACGAACTCCGCGCATAAGTCTATTTGAAATTGCCGTGTGTGAGATGACTGCCCCACTTCCCTTCGCAAGATTGAATGCTGATGTTGCAGTAACCCTGGTTCCGTCCGACATGACATATACATCGCCATTCGCGCTTCTGTTCGGCATCTTCAATTTTTTTCTCGCCGCCGCTTGCTTGCGCCTGCCTTCTGGAGTCTTGGCCTCAGCCATGACTACAATTGCCTCTCAAGTCGAGCCAGCAGATCAAGCGCCACCCCGGTAACGAGCATCGCGACAGAAGCCCGCGGATCAAGAAAGTAGGCTGGGAGTGCCGCAATGTAGAAGACGATTGCACCAGCGATCAGGAAGTTGCTCATTGGAACCGCTCCATCCATCCGTCGTAGCATCGCGCGATCCTGATCGACAGGTAGTGACTCAGCGCTTTCGACGGGGTACTGATCTTGAAGATGGCGTGCTTGTAGACCATCACCGAATGACAGAGATCGGTGCGATCTTTGGTGTACTTGTAGCCGATGATGAATCCGACGATGGAGCCGATTGCGAACGCAATCATTATTGCCAATGCGATCTGGTTGTCAACAGTCATTACACACCCCCTTTGATGTGAGTTGAACATACGACTACAGGACTGCATTAGCAACTGAATTAGAAACTTTTCCGATGAACGGTACTATACACGCTTGACTATGTAAAAGCTAACGCAGAGACTGCGCTACGCAATGCGCCGGTAGTTCAGACGGATAGAACAGCATCCTTCTAAGGTGTTGGTCGCAGGTTCGAGTCCTGCTCGGCGCACCATCCATCCACAAGAGGGGCACATCCATGTTGAGCAACATCAAGGTCCACCCGGCAGCCGCTTTGTTTCCGATGATCGAAGAAAAGGATCTGCGCGCCCTTGCCGACGACATCGCAATGAACGGCCAGATTCACCCGATCATCGTCAGCAACGGCGTCCTGATCGACGGTCGCAACCGCCTCGCCGCGTGCGAGATGGGCAAGATCGAGCCCAAATGGGAGACGCGCGAGTTCGCTTCCGAAGGCGAGATCATCCGCTTCGTCATCGCTGCCAACGAGCGCCGCCGCCACTTGAATGCTTCGCAGCGCGCCATCATCGCTGCCGGGCTTGCCAACATAGAGCGTGGCGACACTCTCAAGCAAAATCAACAGGTTGAGTCCAATGCGCAGGATTGCGCAACGGACGTGAAAGACCCTGCGATCAGCCAGGAAGACGCCGCCAAGGCCATGGGCGTCAGCCGCCGCTCGGTGCAGGACGCGAAGAAGGTGCAGCGTCAGGCGCCGGCACTCGTCGAGAAGATCCGCGATGGCGAGATCAGCGTGGCTGCCGCCGCCAAGCTGTCGGACTCGCCCGCCGAAGTGAAGAAGGTAATCGAAGGGGCGGATGCCAAGGAAACGGTAAAGGCCGCGAACGCCGCTGAGCGCAAGGAACATGCGGTCGCTGAAGCCAAGGACGACAAGAAGGCGTCGAAGGCCACGGAAGACCGGATCGCCAAGCTCGTCGCCGAGAACGCGGCCAAGGACAAAAAGATCGACGAGTTGAATGCGCGCATCGAGTCCATGGGCGCGTCGATGGACGAAATGCACGAGGACTTGAAGGCAATGAACGCCATCCTCAACGACTCGCCAGATCCAGTGAAGGAAGCCGTGAAGCTGGAGAAGTCGGCGCGCGATCAGTTGAAGGCTGCGAAGTCCCAAG